CCTTCTCCCTCCATGCGCTGGAGGGTTGCGGCCATCAGCGTCCGCCGGTCATTCCTCCCCGGCTTCTCCATCCGTGTCCCCATCGCTGTCAGGCTCCGGGTTCTGGCCTCCATCTGGGGAAACGGTGGGAATCTGCCCAGCGCCGGGGGACGGGGCGGGTTCGGCGGATTCTTCCTCGTAGAGACCGTCCGATTTCTTTTGTCCAAGGATTACACCTCCCAAATCCACGCCGTGTTCCTCTCTGGCGTAGTCTAAAACTTCGCAGATGTCATCAATCTGCTTTCTCCAATCCGCACCATTTTCTGCGGCGATCTGTTTGAATGTCTTTTGGCCGGTCATCAGCGCGATCTTGGTGGCGGTGGCCTCTTTGCTGGGGTCGATCCAGTCCTTTGGCGGTTTCTCGAAGGAATGACGGAAATACTCATCCTTTCGATTCCAGAAGTCCGGGATGGAAACCGCCCCGGCCAAAACCGCCGAAATGATGAAGGTTTCATAGATCTCATCCAGAATTTCCGCCAGCAGTTCATCTTCCTCTGCGTAGGTCATCCCGTCCTCGATCAGCCCCTGCCTGGCGCTGGAGTAGGTGCATTGGCTCATATCCCTGGATGTGGCCTCATAGCTGAGGCCCTGCCCGGCTCCAATCATGCGGAGCATGAGCTTGACATAAGCGGATGCATCGGTGGATTGCCCTTGCGGGTTGATGTTTTGGATTTCATCGCCGGGGTTCATTTCCAGCATCATGCCGGGGGAAAGGGTTTTCCCGTCATAGGTCTGCTTTCCGCCCACGGTTGTGGTACCGGGCCTGCCGATTCCGGCGGTCGGCAGAGCGCGTTTGATGGCGATGCCGAAGCACGCCTCTATCCGCTGCTTGACCGAGAAGGCTGTCATGAATTCGTTGGCATCCCGGATGCGGGTGATGGTCTGGGCCATGTCCGACATTTCCCGAAGCTGGGAGGGTCGGCGCTTGCTGAAATAAAAAATGACATCTGCCGCCGGGAGGAATACCGGCTCCGTGATGCTCATCCCGTCCAGGGAATACTGCCGAATCCAATATCCTGCCGGGGCATTGTATTGGTCGTACTCAATGCCGCCAATCACCCGGTTGCCCTTGTGCTTTGGGGCCATCTGCGATGCATCCAGTTCATCCACCTCGAAAAGCTGCAGCTTGAAGGGGAGAACGCCGCCCTTGGTGTAGCGCTTCGCAAAAAGGACACCGCCGTCCACTTTTTTCCGGCGGACGGCCATGCGGAGCATCTGATTCAGGCTCTGGGTGCCGGTCACATCGCAGTTGCGCTTCTTGCACCATGTTTTCCAGAGCTTTTCGATTTCGCCGTTCAGTTTTTCACTTGGCGTATCGGCCTGAAGGATGAGGCCCTTGCCCACTACATTGCGGACGAATGGGCCAATTAGCGAATTCGCTATATCGCTGTTTCTTTCCAGATCCCTGGCCCTGGCCCTGACAGTGTCCCGACTGTACCGGTCGGTGTATTCGGCGCTCTGGTTAAATACCCGCCAGTTTGCGTTCAGCCGGCTTCCGTTCCCGGCATCATAGTTGCGGCGCTGTTCCTCCATAATCTGCCGCCATGCTTCCCGTGTTGCCCCGGCCTCCGGATTGAACCAGCCGATGATTTTGTCGATGATGTTCATGTGCTCACCTCGAATCGAAAACAGCGACAAAGGTATCCGAGAGCAGCATGGAAGATTCGCCGTTTGCCAGCTCTGCTTCCAATTCATTCCGCATGGCCCTCAAAAGGGCGAGATCTGCCCTTGTCACGCTCCGGCTGCCGAGCTTGTAGCTCTGACCGCCGAGCAGGACGGCCTGAATGGCTTTGTTTACCTCTGCCAGCCGCTGTTCCGCTGTATAGTCGTTCACAATTACTCGCCTCCTAAATCCACGATTCATGCTGCCCGATCCAGCTTTCTTCCGGGGCGTAGACCGGATCAGGCTTTTTCTCCACCTCTTTGCGGGGCTGAACCTCTGCATCGTCCAGATGGAAATACCGAGCGCCCAGCACATCGGCGGCGCACATGGCATAGACCTCTGTGTCCAGATAGTGGTTATCCGCATGGGACGATTTCAGCACCCATTTCTGGATGGTGCGCTCACCGCTTTTGACGCTGACCTTGTGTTCCGCTGTCACCTGTTCCGCATATTCCCGGTCGCATCCGAGATAAACCATCCAGCTGCCGGTCCCGTTCTCTTTCCGCATTCGCCCGGCAATCATGTCTTTATACTTCCCGGTGTCGATCATCACCAGATTCATGCCGTAGGCTTTGCTGTCGGTGCGGTTCACCTTGGAGAGCCGGAAGTGGGTATCCATGGGGTGGGACGATCCCTTGCTGGGGAGCGCCCAGTCCGCGTTCACTGAACAGAAATCATAGACCAGGTCGGTGTTGTCACCGCTGTCGATGAGGGCCAGCGCCACCACCATCGGATCGCCGCCATCCTCGCGGGGGTACTGCAGGTTCATGATGTGTTCCACCTCTGCGAAGCTGTCCGCCTGACCGTGGGCGATATTCTGGCTGGTCAGGTGGTTTCCCCATGCCCGGATAGACCAGTAGACGCTGGATTCCTGCACATCCACGCCGGCGGTCAGGAGTTTCGCCCACTTTGGGACCGTGAGTTCCGGCAGCGCCGTCTGGCGCTCCAGTACAAGGTCTGCATTGGTTTTCAATTTGGTATCCTCCCACGGTTCGGCAAACCACGAGTTTGTGAAGTTCTGAAAGGCATCTGGGTCATCCTTGCTGGTAAGGAATGCCTTGGCCATTTCGGAAAACCGGACGAAGGGGGAATAAAGGGTATTGATCCAATAGGCCACCCGCCGTGCCGGTTTCGCTCGTTCCTCCACTACCCGCCATTCCCCATAGCGGAGCATCTGCGGCTTGTGCTGGTCTGTAATGATGGCCCCGCATTCCTGGCAGATGTATGCGGCTAGCTCTGCCCGCTCCGAGTAGCCCATCCCTTCATCGGGAAATTTCACCTGCTTCCACTTCAGCTCTATAAATTTCCCGCAGTGGGGACAGGGGACAAAGTAGTGCTTTACGACATCCGCCCCTTCCATAGCTTTCCAGATGTGGCCGGTTTTCAGGGTAGGGGTGGAGGTCATGAATATTTTCCGGTTGTGGAAGGTCTTTGTCCGCTCTTTGGCCAGCGAGATTGGGTCTGCCTCTTTTTTGGATGCGCCGGGGTATTTGTCCACCTCATCCAGAAAGAGAAATCGGATCGCCTTGCTGGCCAGCTGGGAGGGGCTGTTGGAGCCGACCATGCTCAGGTACATCCCATCGAATTGAAGCTCTGATTTTGAGGATTCGCTTTCCCGGTACCGCCGCCGGAGTGTGGGCGCTGCGTAGATCATGGGGCGGAACCGGTTGACCACCAGGCTCTCTGCCAGAACATCCGAAGGGTACACGCACATGGTGGGTGATGGGTCCTGCTGAATAGCCCAGCCCAGCATATTGAGCAGGGCCTCCGTGCCGCCGACCTGCGAGGGTTTGACGAAGATGATTTCCTCTGTTTCGTAGTTGCAGAGTTCATCCATGATCCCAGCAAGGTATGGGGTCTTGTCATTCCGCCATGGCCCCGGCATGGCCGATGATTTGGAATCCAGCACCCGGTATTTTTCGGCCCATTCCGAGACCGTGATGTTCTCCGGGGGCTTCAGGGATTCGAGGGCCGCTTTTTGATAGGGCGCTACCGGGTATTTGCGGAATCGGGGGCTTCTACTTCTTGCCGCCATCCTGCTTCGATACTCCCGCCACTACGAAAGCGACCAGCAGGTTGCGGATTTTTTGGTGCAGTTCTTTTTCGATCCGCCGGGCTTCCAGCGGGTCGATGTATCCGCTGATTTCATCCGTCAGCCGGGCCGGGAGGCTCATGGCAAAATTCTTGAAGGTCACGAAGAACCGCTCATAGTCCATCGTGACTTCCTCCACCGCTATGTACTTCCCGGCGGCGATGTCGGTTTTCAGGCGGTGCAGTTCACCCTGGGATTCCTTCAGGGCGATGTCCGCTTTCATCTTTTGCTCCCGAAGTTCAAGTTCTTTTTCGGAGCGGTCTTTGCCGTATGCCTTGTCCGACAGGTATTTGACATACTGCTGAATGGTCGGCACGAGGTCATAGCGCCGTCCGTCCACCGTTTCGGTTGTGGGCAGGACACCCTCCTGCGTCAGCTGCTGGATGCGGCGGACGGTGACGCCGAAAAGCTGGGCGATGATCTCCACCCTGTAAAGTCCGCCCCCGGCCACATTTCTGTTGTTGTCCAAATAAAGGACCTCCCCTCGTAGAATTTCACGCTGAAGCTGTTCTATGGTCATGGGTCACCGCCCCTCTCCCTGAAGGGCGGCTTTCCTGTATGGCTCTGCGCCGGGTTTTTTGTTGAACGGGATAATCTCGGAAAAGAGCTGTATGTACTGTCCGACCAGTTCCCGGTCTACCGTGACTACCGTGTTTTCACTCCGTGGATTGGTGTTCACATTGGCGCTGGATTCGATGAGGCAGTCGAACCGTTCCCCCTCGATAGCCATCACTTTGGAGTGGTTGCGGAAGATCACCAGCCGACCGCCGCAGGCTGCTATGAAATCCAGAACGGCGGCGTAAACATCCGGATAGCTCCCTTTGAAAATCTCACCCACGAAAAAGTCCACCCGGTCAATCATTCCCCGCTCATGCCACTTGCGGAGATCCTTCACATCCTCACCGGCCATGCACCAGGTGGAAATGGCGGCATATTTGATGTGCTGCTGCCGGAGAACCATCTTGAAAAAGGAGAA